AAGGGTGGCAGGGGATCGACATGCCTCGGCGCGATAAGGCAGGCCGGCGGGGTCGCTATCGGCAGGGTAGAGGCTTGGCAATGACCTTAACGGAGGGAAGGACATGGGTAGAACGTGCGAAACCTGCAAGGTAGCGGCTGTCTGTGATATATGGGATGGGTTCCGACGGACCGTTTCGAGAACAAGAGAGATGCACCAGGCGTGGTTCCCAGACGCAGACACCACTCTTCGCGGCGTGCAAACAGAGATTGGGGGGGTTGTTGGTTCTCGGTGCGAGCTTTACACCGAGAGGGCGTAGATGACAATGGCACCCGAAGCGGTCGAGCCGATTGTCATAGACCTGCACCCTGGACAGACCAGAGCGATGCAATCGGAAGCGCGATACGTCGCTATGATCTGCGGCACTGGTGGGGGTAAGACATGGTTCGGGCCTTATTGGTGTTTGAATGAGATATGCAAGCACCCGGGCGGGTCGGGCATGATAGTCTCGCCGACGTATGATATGCTCGAAAGAGAAGCGCGGCAGCTGTTCTTCAACGCGGTTAAGGGCACAGAGTTTGAGGGCACGTTCCATGCGAGACAGAACAAATACACATGCCCCGATGGGACTGAGATATTCTTCAGAAGTGCCGACAAGCCGAATAGCCTCGAAGGTGGGCAGCGTGACTGGATATGGCTTGACGAGGCAGGGCAGTATAAGGTTGCCGCGTGGATTGCATTGCAGGCACGAGTCGGGTTCAAGCTCGGACGGGCCTTGTTCACCACAACGCCATACGCTCAGAACTGGCTTAAGAAAGAGATCGAAGACCGATGGAAAAAGGGCGATAAGGACTATGACGTTATTCGATTCGCGTCCATCGAGAACCCCCAGTATCCGAAAGAGGAGTTTGAACGAGCACGGCGAACACTACCGAAGGCTATCTTCGAGCGACGATACCTCGGCCTGTTCACAAAGCTTGCCGGGCTTGTATACCCGGACCTCGAAAACGCGCTGTGCAAACCTTTCGATATACCAGAAAGTTGGCAGCGCATCGGGGCCATCGACTTCGGTTTTCATTCCCCGTTCGTTGCACTGTCCGGGGCAATAGCACCTGATGGCGTATTGTTCCTTTACAACGAGTATTACACGCACCCGCACCTTGAGGGCGACAAGCTGTCCGAGGATCACGTTGACAAGCTGATAGCGCGGACTCGATACAAGTGTGACCCTGAAGACCCACAGCTTAGGGTCGACATGCAGGCTATCATCGACCGCCGGCGTGGCGAAGAGGGCGGTAAGCGGTTTAAGGGCATCCAGTTAGAGCAGGCCAAGAACCCAATTCAGAGCGGTATCGAGCTTGTGACGCAACGTATTAAGTCCGGGGGGCTGAAGATATTCAAGGGTAGTTGCCCGAACATGATGGATGAGGGTGAGCTGTATCGTTACCCCGGTGATGAGATGACACCCGAGAAGGGTGAGAAGCCGGTTGACAGTGACAACCACGCGCTCGATTGTCTGAGGTATATCATCTACGACCTGGACCATGAGAGCGACGAAGCGAAGCCAGCGTTCTGGCAGTTAGCATAGGAGCCGCGTATGGACACGCTCGTTGACGCTTGCGGGGTTATCGTCTTGGCGGCAATCGTGGTGTATCTAGGATGCATGGGGATTTGGCTTATTCGGAGGGGTAGGTGATGGGTGGGCCACTCATGGGGCATGATAGGGAACTGCTCGCATGGCTGAAGACTCTACTGGGCGATGATGCCGGGAACTTATGCCGGGTCATCATAGACATTCCAGTCAACGGCCTTGTAACGGTTTACACTGAGCAATACCCGGACAAGGATATACTGAGCGAACCAATCCCGCAGGCGATATTGCAAGCGGGTCTTTTAAGCGCAAAGGAGTTAGACAATGGGAAACCCAAAATACGTGAAGCCGTATGCCGCACCGTCGAAGGACAAGAAGATAGCGAAGAAAGACACCAAGAAGAAAGCGGCCAAGAAATAGGAGCATAGCATGGGGTTACTCAACTCTATCGCTGGGATGTTCGGTTACTCATGGGGGGATCCTTCTGTGGGTGGCAAGGCCGGAAGTCCAGCAGACGTTGACACGGCAGGCGCGTTTGGCGTCTGGCTTCAGCGTATAGCCGCTGGGATGGATAAGGGCAAGTCGGCGGCGAACTACAGCACGATGATGGATAGCTACACAAGCTACGTCTATGCCTGCGCAAGCCGTAATGCCAGTGCCGCGGCGAAGGTGCCCTTGCGGCTGTATGTCGCCAAGCCTACACGCGGCGCGCGGATGTCCGTGCCTACCATGTCTGTCGGCTATCACCGTGAGAAGCATCTACGAGGCAAGGCATCGTTGCGCAAATGGACGATGAAAGCCGAGCCGGGCGCGGTTGAGGAGGTCACAGAACACCCCCTGCTGCGATTGCTCGATATTGTCAATGACATCGAAGACCACTTTACCTTGTTCGAGTTGACGCACATCTGCGAGGAAATGACAGGTAACGGCTACTGGCATACCCCCAAGAACGGCCTCGGCCTACCGGAAGAGATTATCCCGATATTACCGCAATATATGTGGGCCTTGACCAATAAGGCTGGCACGCGGATTACTGGCTATCGATACAAGCGCGGCATGGTAAAGATCGATTACTCGGTTGATGACATTATCCATTTCCGATACCCGAATCCCCAGAGTCGCATATACGGGCTTGGGAAGTTCGCAGCGGCATCAGAGGCGTTCGACATCTTCAGTGGGTATAATGAATACGAGCGTGCGTTGCTCGATAATCAGGGTAGGCCCGATACGATACTGAGCACAAAGGGCAGCGTGGGTGAGGACGAACGCAAGCGCATGGCGAAAGCCTGGAAGAAACAATTCGGCGGGGCAAGCAAAGCCGGCGGTGTCTTCGTTGCAGAGGGCGGGCTGGAGCCTAAGCCAATGGCCTATCCTCCTAAGGACATGGCACCGCTCCAGAGTCGCAAGCTGTCAAGAGAAGAGATCGCCGCAGTGTTCGGTGTGCCTCTTTCCAAGCTCACGGTTGAGGCGGTGAATCTTGCAAATGCGGAGGCTGGTAACTACTCGCATCTTGCGGACACCGTAGAGCCGATGTTGCTAAGGAACGAGCAGACCTTGAACGCACGCTTGACCCCGCTTTATGGAGAGAATCTGTTCTTGGCGTATGATGATTGTGTCCCGGAGAATGTAGAGATAGCACTGAAAGAGCGCGGGGAGAACATCAAGAACGGTTACAGTTCGATTAACGAGGAACGAGAACAGGCTGGACGCGACCCGGCAGGGTGGGGCGATGAACCGATACTGCCGGTCAATGTTGCGCCTATCAGCATGTCGAGAGAGATCACACAGGACGCCCCGGTAGTGCCGGAAGCACCGAAGGCCGTAAAGCAGACAGCATGCGACCATGAGCACCCTGGCGAGAAGAGAGTCAACCCCCGAGCCGACGCTGATGAAGAGTTCCGGCGTCCGTATCGCAGGGATATGGAGATGGCGTTGCGTGATTTCTGGACAGAGCAGGAACGCGCCATACTTCGATTGCTCCGGAAGTCAAAGGCCCCGTCTGATGTATCCGAGATGGTGTCTATCGGGCTGAACACTTGGAATGAGAGATTCACGCAAGATGTTGGGCCGGTCTATAAGGCGTTGGCGTTTGCATCAGGCGAGCGTGAACTGAGCAAGCTGAACGTCACCGGTATTACGTTTGACGTAGAGACGCCGGAACTGTCGCGACACTTCGACGAATACGGCATGAAGCTGGCACATGGCGTCAATGAGAAGACCGCTAACGAACTCGGCGAGGCGATGAAGGCCGGTATAGCTGAAGGTGAGAACACCCGCGAATTGAGCAAACGCATACAAAAGGTATTTGCAAACAAGCGACTATGGGAAGCAACAACGATAGCCAGAACCGAGACATGCCGGGCGCAGATGTTTGCAGCCGAGCAGGGCATGATTCAATCCGGAGTTGTCAAGGCTAAGGTGTGGTCAGTCGCCGGTGCCCCGTGTCCGTGGTGTGACGAAATGGATGGGCGCGAGATTGCACTCGGCACCGCATATTTCAGCGAACTGGACAGCATGAACATAGAGACAGTCGGGGCAGACGGAGAACCCAAGACACGCACGCTATCCTTTGACTTCGGCGCGATTAACGGGCCACCGTTGCATCCGAATTGTCGATGCACTCTTATTGAGGTGATGAAATAATGAACGTGGAAATCGTAACAGAACGGATGCCGTTGGTTGAGATATACCCCGACGTGGCTAAGGCACTCGACAAGCCCGATGCGGAGTTCGTGCGGAAGTATTACGCCGGCAAGGCACCCGAACTTCAGAAAGACGAACGGTCGCTGATAGCCTACGTGACAACCGAGGACATCGACCGCGATATGGAAGTCATCTTGACTCGCGGGATTGACCTGAAGCATTTCAAGAAGAATCCCGTCGTGCTCTGGGGGCATGACTATGACGGCCTGCCGGTAGCGAAGGCCGACTGGATTAAGCGTGGCACCACCGGGGACAGTAACGCCCTGATAGCAAAGGCCACATTCGCAGAGCACGCACTGGCTGACGAGGTCTGGAATCTCTACAAGGGCGGGTTCTTGAAGGCGTTCAGTATTGGCTTCATCGTCACCAGCTACCGTGCGGCGAACAAGGATGAATTCGGTGACAAGACAGAAAGTGTGCGCGGCGTAATCGAGAAATGTCAGCTATTGGAGTTCTCGTGTGTAAACGTCCCGGCTAACCAGGCCGCATTAGTCGCGGCGGTTGCCAAGTCGCTTATCGCCCTGAGTGATGATACACAGAAGCAGTTGGGGTTAGAAGACCATGAAGCCGAGGAAGTCGCTGAGGATGCGGCTGATGATGTCACGGGCGGCGTCAAGGCAGACGATGACTTGATATGCAAGATGGAGGCCGTGATCGACGAGCTTGGCCTTGCGACTGATGCGATAATGAGCGTGGCGCGAGACTTCCACAAGGTGTATCTGCCGAAGTCCGAGCCGGTGCCGACTGTCGAGATAGTCGCGGATGATGCCAAAGAGGTATTCGCTTGCGAGTGCATCGAATGCGGCCACAAGCTAGACTCAGAGAAGCACTGCAAAGACATCAAGTGTCCGAAGTGTGGGGCACAGATGCGCCGAGCCGAGAGGCCGGGTCCGGGGCAGGCGGATGCGAGTGAGAACGTCGAGCAACTTATCGCAGAGGGCGTTGAGAAGCACATGAAAACGCTGACAGAAACGATAGATGCACAGTTGACACAGATTACGGGGCGCGTAACCCCGACTGGATAGCGGTGGAGATATCAGGCTTGCTGAGCAAGCTGGAGATATTAGCTGCAAGTATCAACAGAGGAGTGAAGCTATGCCAGATGAAGAAGGCACCAAGCTCACACAATCGCAACTGCAAGATCAGATCGACGAGGGGGTTGCTAAAGCAATGGCCCCGCTTGCCGATACTGTCGCGGCTAAGGTTGAGGAAGCCCTGAAGGGTCTTCAGGCTGAGAAGTCTGAGCCGACAGGTGATGAAGCCGATCCTGTGCTGGACGCAGAAGCGAAAGAGCATGATGGGAAGTTTGGCTTCAAGAGTATGGGCGGGTTTTTGAAGGCTGTTCATGCCGCAGGTGGCGGCCTTATGGACAACCGACTCGCCGCGATGAAAGCCGCAAGCGGAATGGGCGAGAACGTAGGGTCTGATGGTGGGTTCCTGGTTCCCGGCGAGTTTTCT